TAATCGAATAGTGATAGCGGGTTGTCGTCATACTCCCAGATACCGTAAACCAGACGCGCCAAACTCTTAGGGTCGTCTTTGAACGTTTTAATTAAATCGGGGATATAGTTCTTAGGCAGGCACTTGTTATCAGTTGGCAAGGCCTGGACGAACTTACGCCAATCGGGCATTGTACCCTCTTTGTTTGCCTTGTAGTAATCCTCATATACAAAATTCTTTGACGGATTAAGGGTTACTAGAAGTTTACCTCTAAGCTTATATTCGTCATTTTTCCAACGTCCTACGGTTGCCTGCAGCATCGATTTAGCTTTAGCGCTAAGTTCTCCCGCCTCTTCTATCCAGCCCCTAGTCATTTGGACGGATCCGAAACGCTCGTACTCTTTATCGCCGGGCAGGTAACAGGCCTCAAAGAAAAAAACCTTAGAGCCGTTATACAGCGTATAAAAATTATCGTTTTCGTTGAATTTGTAGTGGGTGTCTTTCTTAAGTCCCCATCCAGTAAGCACCTCCTCTATAGTTGGGCGAGTATGCTTACGTAAATCGTTAAGCTTTTTACGAGCTATGAAATAATGCGTACCTGCGTAAAGCAGGGCGTCGCCAAAAATAAGAGAGACGCCAAGAAATGATTTTCCGTTACCTTTCGACCCTCCGTAAGCTATATCGCTGATAGTGTCGTCTAGCCAGTATTTAGCAACTTGGAATTGTTTATCGTTTCCGCAAGCGTTAAACGAGATCGTATTCGTCGTCGGAGTCTGTCGCTTCATTAGGAATCTCGTTTTTAATTATCATACCTGTAATAACTGGCATTTGCATTTGTTCGCCTCCACTGGTAATGTCCAGCTTATCACCGTACTTGCTAGGGCGCTCTTTGCCGAGTCGCCATTTGATAGTATCAATTAATAGACGCCTATGCCCTAAAGCGTCGGCGGTTTTAACCGTTACGCCTAGAGGGCCGTCGGTTTTTTCTTCACCTAATATCGGCGTTCTGGCGATAGCCAGCATTTCATCATACAGAGCGTCGGCGGCGATCTCTTTCGCGCGGGCGTAACGTTCGCGGTACTCTTCGTATTTATCTAACCAACGGTAGATAGTATTTTCGTCCGGTGTACCTTTTTCGGCGCAAATGTTTCTAACTGCGTCCCCGGCTTGAATGCGTTTTATAACATTTTGGAACGCCTCCTCTCGTTTATCAGCGGTGTAGGCCATAGCTCAATAGTTTAACTGCCTCCAAAGATATAAACTTTTTAACGTAATCGGCGCGTAAACACAAATATATTGTTCTGTTTACCTATTAACTTACTAAGTGTCAACGAGTTAAGGCGTAAATGTAAACACGGTAAACAGAAACAGAGGTTTCACAGACTCCCAGTATATATACACGCGTTTTATGTATAATATATACACTATTTTCTTACTATTATATTATTTTTATAATTTACCTTAATATTGTGTTTACTCTGTTTACATTACCGCTCAGCCCTTACGGGCGTTGATGTTGAAGCGTAAACACGTTCTGTTTATTTGTGTTTATTTCTGTTTACGTTTTACCTTTAGATGTATTTTTATGCCTCAAACTGCCTCAAAACGTAAACACAAATATATTTTCTGTTTACATTGTGTTTACGTTTTCGGGTGTTTTCCGGATACCCTCGACATTACCGATTCTCGTTTTTAAGCATAAAAAAAAAAAAACGGCTTGTTAGGCCGTTTTAGGTTGTGGTATTTATTGGTTTACTCTGTTTTGTTCTCGTCGGTTTCCAGGTCCTCGAGTTCTCCTGCTGAGGGTATGCTGTAATTTTTCTTTTTAGGGGGCTCAGGTTTTGGGCTAGAAGCGTTTAACTCCGAGCGGCATAGATAGCAGTCAGGGTCTGGGCACTTCTCGGGGTGATCAGGTACGTTTTGCGCATCAGATGCGTCTACCCATTCGCCCGCTAATGGCTTTTTATCTATCAGCACTTTTATTTTACCGTTTAGCTTGCTAGGGTCTATTTCCAGGCTAAGCAGGTATACTCTATCTCGGGTCATATCTGCGTCAGCTGGCAGATATATGTAAGACGCTTTTCTTTCGTACGGCTTTCTTGCCTTAGTGCGAATATAAGGCTTCTCGTCAATGGTTACGTTTTCGTATTTCCATACTGCGGCTAGAGTTCCCTCTTCGTTTTCGCCCGGAGAGTTAACGTATCGCATTAGAGACTCTGCGGCAGTCTCGGGTTTAAGGTCTCGAATTATTTCGTCTTTAATGTACAGAGTATCCTGCAAGGCTTTTATCTCCTCATTTAAGCCGCTTCGGTTTGCCACTTCGCTAGCGTAATCAAAATTAAGCTTGTGCATTCCCTCTCTGAGTCTTTGGATAATCTCGTCTTTGTTTTTTAGGTGGTGCAGGTGTCCTGTGATTTCGGCCTGTTGATCTCTAAGCTGCCAAGACATTTTATCCTCTCGGGCTTTATAGTTTGCCAGATCTTCCTTATTGCCCTTAATAACTTTTAGCGCAAAGGCGTGATATTCTCTAAGTTCGTTTAGCTCTGCCATGAGCTTTGTATTTAGAATTTTCACATCATTAAATGTCTGCATAATATCGCTAGGAGGCAGGGTATAAAATTTTTCGCTAGGTCGTGAGCCTGTTGCGTAATTGTCGTTCGGGCGTCTAAGTCCTACGGCAGATATCAGAGCCAGCAGGAAAAAGAATAAAAGTAATACGGTGTTTGTGTCCATGTTATTTACGTGTTAAATTAATATGATAATATTTAAGTTTTCTTTCTCTGCACCAGATCCGCAGTGCGTTGTCTACGTCGAACGCCGTAGGTGCTGTTGCGTTTGAGGTAATTACGATTGTCTCGTAAAAGTCGTGCTTATCGGCTAACGACATCGCCCTCGATAATCCTGCGAAGCCTATCACACTGTGCAGATTAATTTCTATGGCGTTGCGCATACTATCCGCTAAGACTGTCTTACCTGAGGCGGGCGGACCGGTCAAGTACATAACGGTTTTTAGTTTGAAGCCCTCGGCGATATTTGTTGGGCCTCCATAGCCTGCGCTAAGTTCTTCGACAGTTGCTCTTTTAGGCGATAAATCAGCGTAACCGTTTCGCCAGTCCCATAACAGCGTTCCGTCTTCTAAAGCCCATACGGACGTGTAGGCGGGACGCATTAACTGTGCATCGGGCGGAAGCTGCACGCCGAAATGCTTTCTTACTTCTGCTTCGTCTGGCCCTGCGGGCGGGTGTTTAGTGTTCATAGGTTACGGCGTTAGTGTTAATAGGAATCTTTTAAATTTTCGGTAGTGCTTTTCGTCCATAGTCGAAACGCCTCTACAGCCGAGCTCCTTAACTTTTACGAGCAGTGCTTCTTTATGCTTTCCGACTCTCTCGCGAAGTAAGTCTCTTAGTTCCTCAGGATCTACGGGAGCGCAAGGCTTCCAAATTCCAAAGTAGTCGTATCGTCTAGTTCGATTAACATAGTTATATGTTTGCTGTCTCACAGGTCTATATTTAAGCCTGCCGCTTTTATAGATCCCTGCCAGAACGCCTATAATTTTACGTTCTTTCATGACTTATATGTATTTAGTCTAAACGCCGCCACAGCTTCCGATACTTTCTTTGCTTCGAGATCCCGCTTACGCATTTCGTATTGCATGGCGATTTCTAGGGCTAAGTATATCTCGATCGAATGGGTCGTCGAGTTCTTAAGCAGTAAGTACTTAAGGATCTGGTCTGCCTCCTGCTCAGGTGTAAGCCTAGCATTGCACATGTGGTTAAACCACTTCAATAGGATTAAGGCTATTCTCATCGTTCGAAGTCTTCGCTTAGATCGTGCCCTCCCTCAAATGCGTCTTTGTAGCTTTTGATCTCGTCCTCTAGCCGTTGTATTAAAATGTCGTCCTCTCCTACCTGAGTTGCCAGTCTTCCGACTTCCGCAACGGCTACTCGGTTTTTATTTACCTGTTCGGAATGCAGGTGCATAAGTATTACGTGTTCTCGGAGAACTCGATCGAGTACCATATAAGGACTTGCCCCTGATAGCATAGCTGTTATTGCTTCTTTGAAATATCCGTTCGTATCGTAACGTTGTTCGCCGTTTTGGAATCTTTCCAATATCTCGGCTAAAGTTAATTTTTCCATTGTCCTATCCTTTTAAATTTATTATTGCTTCTGTGAATCTTACGCGCTCGTGTAATTCTTCTCGTGTGTCGGGGTCTCCCGTTTGGTTTATAAGTTCGCGCATGATAACTATTTGATTTTCTAAAATCGCTCTGAGTATTAAATCCATCGCGTTATTATTTATCGGTTAATTTTTCACCTGTGGCGATATAATGTAAATCACCTGCATCGTATTGGAACGTGTCGGAGTTAAGCACCTCGTCGCATCTTTGGTATGCTTCTGATTGCGAATAAAGATACCCGCCTACGAATCCAAGAGCTATAAGCGTCAAGCTCACTGCTAAATTTAATAATACTTCTTTCATGGCGTTAAAGTGTTACGATTATTAATAATCCTCTGCCTGATCGTTTAATCTTAATATCGCAGGCCCTTTCGACTGAAAGTATGCCGAGTTCAATAATAAGCGCCCCGTCTATGCTTTCAACGTTGAATCGAATTACTCCGAGAAAGTGGCGTAAGTGTACACCTGGAAAGTTGTTTTTTAAAATCTCGAGTACTGTTTCTAATTTTTGCATTGCGTTTTACATTTTAAGTTATTGAAGTTTACCGCCCCGACTATCGAGGCGGTTTTTAGTTTTAATTACAGGAAGTCTTTTATACTTTCGAGGTTGTGAAAGTGAACTCGTCTAGGGTGGATACTGTCTATAAACTTAACAGATATTAGTTTTCTTTTCTTTAGAAAGCTTATACTTTCGATACTGTCGTTTTCAAGTAGTTCCCAGATAGCTGCTTCTAAATCTTTCGAGGCTTTCTCGCCAGCTAGGAAACCGGCCAAGTCTAGCCCGAATAAATCCAAGAATACAGAAGTTGTGTACCATTGAGCTGTCGCCCCGTCTAACGATATGTATGCGCATATACCTCTTTTACCTTGTGAAGTTTCTAAAACTGTTACTTTTTTACCGTTTAAATTTTGCATTTTATTTACATTTTAAGGAAACTGCTTCGTTGCCTATTCCTGAGTACAAATATACATATTATTTTACACTGTGCAAATTATTTTACATATATTTTAAAAATAATTTACGAAATAGTTTTTCGGTACTTCTCGATCTTAGCTTTAGTTGCCGCTAAAAGACTGTCCTGCACTGCGCCTTTACTGTTCCACGACCTTACGACGCTCTCGTCCTCTGTGCCTTTCACAAGGATTCTATATATGCGTACCTGCTCTTTCTGCCCCGGTCTGGCTAAACGTTCGTTCCACTGCAGATAAAGCTCGAGAGGCCAGCAGAGGCCGAACCATATTTGTATATGTCCGCCGTGCTGCAGGTTAAGTCCGTGGCCTCCTGATGCTGGGTGCATAACTAGGACCTGGATCTTTCCCGCGTTCCAATCCTTAATATGCTGATCCGTTTTAAAGTGCACAGGCTTGTAAGCTTTAAGGACTAACATGATTCTGTCTAGCTCGTGCTTGAAGTTGTACGCAATCATAACAGGCTGACCGTTGGCAGACTCGACAATCTCCTCGAGAGCTTCCAGTTTCTCGCTGTGCACCTTGTGGACGTTCTTGTCCTCGTCGTATATTGCCCCGCCTGCGAACTGCAGAAGCTTTCCGGATAACGCTGCCGCCGTTGCAACCGATAGTTTTTTTGGCAATAAGTCCTCTGCCTCGATTATTTCCATAACCTTATCACGTTCGAACTTCTTATACTTAGCCATAACGGAGTCGGACAGGTAGACGGGAACGTCGATGTAGTTAACAGGCTTAAGATCCAAATAATCTTTCTTATTCATCGAAATGACTATGTCTTTTATCGCGCTATGTATACGGGTCTGCGAGTCTTCGGACGGTATGTACTTACCGAACTGAGAGCCTGGCGGACATACACGGCTGAAGAATCGGTTTTTGTAATGCGTAATGAAAGCGCCGAGCCTCTGCCCCCTGTCGAGCAACCAGATTTGAAACCACAGATCCAGCAGTCCGTTAGGTGCTGGCGTACCCGTCATGATGGTAACGCGGTCAAATGTAGGCTGTACCGCCTTAAGCGCTATTGATCTCTGGCTCTTCGGGTTCTTGAAGCTCGAGCTCTCGTCTATAATTAACCAGTCGTATGGAGTCATTGATCCACCGAACTGTCCTATTAACCACGCCAGATTGTCGCGGGATATTAGGTACACATCAGCTTTCACGCGCATAGCTGCGAGGCGTTGCTTTTCTGTGCCAACTATCGAAGATAACCGCAAGTGCTTAAGGTGTTCCCACTTCGCCGCCTCGTCCGGCCACGTGGACGAGACGACCCGCTTAGGGCCGACAATAATAACCGAGTTAATCGTTAGCTCCCGATAAACTAATATCTCAACCGCCGTTAAGGCGCATACCGTTTTACCGAGTCCCATGTCCAGAAACAACCCTGCTTTTGGGTTCTTAACGATGTGCCGTATAACTGATCGCTGATATTTATATAGATCTTTTAATCCTCTCATAATTAATGTAGGTCTAAGTCCTCCACAGGCGGCAGGTGTTTGAAAAATTCTTTTACGGCCGCTACGGTCCAGCCATTACCTAGCATTTTATACCTCTGTGAGTTCGACACGCCTATCGTGTAATTGTCGGGGAGAGTCTGCAGGCGTTCGCACTCGATAGGCGTAAGCTTTCGGATATACCCCTTGATTAATATCCCGTGCCGGTCCTGCGCCGTTAAGGTGTAGAACTTCGTGCCGTCGTTAAACCTCTGGCCGTTTTGGTTTTTGTTCAGTCGGTCGGGCGCTATGCACCCAAACAAGTACTGCCCCATCTTAGCCGCTCCACCTCCTGCGTCGCCGCATAGCGTCACCGACTTATCGTGGATATAGTAAACGCGGTTCGCTTGGCTGTCCTTTCTGAAATATCCGACTTTGCCCCGCTCGACTTCTTTGTCCGGGATCTGCAGTGTTTTATCGAACGGGACAATGTAACTCTTAAGCTCTTCTAACATTCTAAGTCCGTTAGAGAAGTCCGCCACCATAGAGCCCTTGCGATTATGAAAGAAATTCTTTTTTGTAAGTTTTGGGTAATTTGCAGTTATGCAATTGCTTTTCTCTCTGTCTGCCGGGCAGTGCTCATGCACAATGTCTTTAAGTAAAATGCCTCTGTCCTCTGGCGGCGTATAACCTGGTATGTTTGTCCAGTATAAACGCTGGCGGTTCTGCGCTGAGACTACGGCGGAGTTAAGCAGTACGGGCTCGACGCCTAAGTACTTAGAGATAACGTCCTGATATTCTTTTTTCATTCGAACGTTTTCCAAGAAAAAGAATTTAGGCTTGCACTCCTTAAGCAGGCGGACGAACTCAAAGAATAGTTTAGATCTCGGATCCTCAAAGTTTAACTGCTTGCCTGCGAAGCTGAACCCCTGACAAGGCGACCCGCCGATTAACAGATCGATCTTAGGCAGTAGATATCCGTCGACCTTGGTAACGTCCCCAACGTGGATAATGTCGAGGTAATTGTTAGCCGCCACCGTCATAGCGTAAGGGTCAATCTCAGAAGCGAAATAGTTCTTAACTGGTATGTTTAATTCATCCAGTGCGACGCGTCCGCAGCCCATGCCGTCGAAGACGCTTAGTACGTTGTAGCCGTGTTTCATAGTCCCGATTTATCTAGCGCGTAAATAATAGCATCGTGAATGGTGCATCGCTTGGTAGGCTCTGAGAGTTTACAGGGAAGCGTTAAACCTGTAAGTTTTCTAACATATACGTCGTAAGTATTAGTGTGTCCCCTATTGACTAAATCGACTGTAATTAAATGCGATTTATATGTCGCCTTAAAACTATTGTCGTTGTTAACTCCGATCTTACTGTCTCTTATAATTCTGCCACCTATTTTCATAATATTAAGTATTTATCTAAAATTGTTTTTACATGCTCCGCGGAGTCAATGACGTACACCGTAAAGCCTAACCGCCGTAAACGTTCATGTACTATTAATTGTATTGGCGTGGGCTTTTTGCCTGTGCTCTTTAACTCTGCGAAAAATATAACTCCTCCCGGAAGTAATACAAGGCGGTCCGGAAGTCCGATTATAAACGTGCATATCATTTTAATCGCCCAGCCTTTGTGCTTGTGTACCGTGTCGACTAAGAGTTTTTCGATTACCTTTTCGGATTCTTTAACGCTCATTTATTAAGTGCGAGTCTTCATATAATGGCTTTCCTGTGAACGGGCAGAACTTAGCGAACACTAGAATATCTTTATAGCTTTGTGTAAAAGTCTCCTCGCCCTTTTTACCTTTCTTGCCGCGGTACATAGCACGTAAAGCTAAATGTCTGCCGTCCCCATTAAGCCAATAACTGCCCGCATTAAACCCTGCTTTGGGATCCCCCGTCTGCTCCTGTATTAATTTCTCGGTTGCCTCGATTGCGTCCCAATTTTCTAAAATCTTTTTACTGTTAGCCATTTTATACTTTTTTAAGTGAATAATATTTTTGTTTCCCGTACACTCCGAAATTCGACGTACTTGATTTATATTCCCAATTCGTAAATGATTTCATTATGTCGTTTATGTCTCGGGTCTTCCATCGATCCATCGCCTTAGGGTCGTTGCCCAAGCACTCGCACCATATTTCTGCGATGCATACTTTTGTGCGTGTTACTCCCTCGGTGAACTTCTGCGCAGGGTCCTCGAGATACATACGTCGGGCGTCCAGATCCAGCTTAGCCCAGTTCTTAGGCAGGCACTTACTTAGGTAGTATTCTATAACTCCGCGTCTCTCGTCGACTTCTGAGTGGCTTATCTGCTCCATGTTTGCAATAGCTTCCGCCTCCGCTGAGAAGTAAAGCTTTTCACCTGCACGGTATAGTGCCGTAGCCTCAGCCCAGATCTGGTCTACCTCGCCGTCGAGATCCTGCCAAACGTCTTTCACAATGTCCTCGACTACGACATCATTAGGTGCGAAACGTCTGTTACCTGTTACGTCTGTGAACAGTTCCCGCTTATTGGAAGTAGCTATAAATATATTCTGCCTGTGGTAATCCTCGGGTGATCTGCCGTAAGCGGGTCTAAACGTGTCAACCCGTTTCGAAATGAAATGTTTAACGGTCTCCTGGTCCGCTTTCCTAAATCCTGCCATTTCTGCAATTTCTATAATCCAAGCCCCTTGTAACTGCTCGAAAGCCTCCTTACCGTGAACGGTGGTAAACGTATCGCTGTACCATCCTTTGCCCAGCTTATCTACAAATGAGCTTTTCTTTGTGCCTTGCGGCCCTATAATAGTAAGAACTAAATCGAACTTAACGCCGGGATTAAATACTCTGGCGACTGCGGCCGTTAATGGTTTACGGATCGATTCTCTAGTATATATGTTATCGGGTACGCCAAAATAGTCGTGAAGTAAATAATCTATTCGTTTTTTACCGTCCCACTTTAAACCGTTAAGGTAGTCTTTAATCGGGTGGAAAGATTCTCGCTCGAATACCATTGCCAGCGCGTCGTCTATTTTTTGCACACCTGTGATGTCATAACAGGATTCTATATAATTTCTAACTCCTGAGTAATCTACATTTTTAATCGGTTCGGGTTTTGGGATTTTTCGCCACGGTAAAGTTTTGAAAATATATCTTTTATTGTCGAATAAGTTTTGTTTAAAACGGTCTTTTAACCTTGGATCACTCTTAAGAATTAGATTTATATTATTGGCGCTCGAAAGATACTTTCCTTTATTGTCCGCCTCTAACGCCTCCATCCATTCGAAGTCGTCGCCGTCCCCCTCTACGTTTTCGATAGCTTCCTCATAATCGACATAATCCTCGTCGAAATCATATCTTACGCTCTCCCTGTTTTCTTTGGCGAGTGCAGCTTTAACGCCTTTATCTTTCAAGCAAAAATCCTCCATTGCTGCGAAGCTCTTGGGTTTCTGCCCTGTCTGCGTATCGTTGTCCAAGTGCCCGAACTTATGCAGCCGCACAAGGTCAAAGGCGTTCGAAGTCTTCCCGCTGCACGGGTCTGTACCGTGGTGTGAATAAGCGAACGTGTCATCATAAACGATAAGTCCTGCGGCGGTGGATCCTTGCGTGTAGGTGTATCGGTCTTCGTGATCTGTTGGGATATACTGCTCAGATAAGAACTTCTCGAGCACTTCCACAATTGAGTAGGTACGGCAGAAAGTACCAACAATGCCCGACTTTTCGCGCGGGTCTGCCTGCTTCGCCACATCACCGTTAAGAGCTTTAAGCGTAGCGCCTGACGTTGGCCAAAGGCTTGTATCTTTCCAGTCGATGTACGAGTCGAGTATCGCGTCTGCATCCAGCCAAGGACCGTCCTGCACCTGCATATAGTACTCTACATCTTTCGGAGTAGACGGCCAGAACATAAGGCGGTTAACCTCGAACGTTGTTGCGTCGAATAGCTCTATGTCCAATTCACCCGCAATCTGTCGGCTTATCGCGCCGTATTCATCGCTGCTGACTTCTCGGTTAAGCGGCATTAACAGCCGGTAACGCGGGTTCGCTTTTGAATGCTTATGCGTGGCGTGCAGGATAGCCGCGTTAGGATATTGCAGCGTAAAGTCGTCCCAAAAATGATAGTGTGAGAAATCAATATCGAGCGTTAATAATTGTCTGTGTCCGACATTCTTAGGGCTCCGCTTTCCGTCTCTCAGGTATCCGCCGACATATCCGCCTACGTCCTTAATAACTCCCTGCTCCGCTTTGCTAGAGGCGATAAATTCCTTGTAGGTTTCGCCTGTTACAACTACTTCGGATATTCGCTGCACAAACTGACTGAACGAAATAGTTTTGTTTTTCCATTTAAGAGTCCCCGCTGAGCGGCCGACCGCTATAGTTATTTTACCGTCGTGTTTCATTAGTTAGGGGGTTTTGTCTTTCTTGTTCAATATTCTAACTAAAGATTTAAACTCCTCGCTGTTGCCGTCTAAATACTGAGATTTGAAATACCTATCTAGATATTTTTTAGCAATATTTTTATTTATTTTCGAGTTGGGTTTTTCAAATCTAACTACGTCGGAACTTAAAAAGAAATCCCCTTTATCTTTTCCTTGTCTGTCTATGCTCAATGTTATTTCCGGGTAGTCCCCGTTTGGTCTTTTACCTGATACGTATAAATACGGCTGATTTATTTTTTCAGCCATTCGCCACACTGCGCTGCTGTGTAAACCTTGTGTACGCCCGTCTGCGGTTTTACTTAGGGGGATTACCCGCATTCCTATTTTTATATCTGCGTGATCCATATTGTTGAGGTGTTAGTAATAGTATTCTGTTGGTAATTTATCTACGGTATAAAATGCGTCTGGGTGCGATTTCTTTAATTTTAATATGACTTCTTTTGCCTTGTCCTCGCTTCCGCAAGTCCTGTCGTACATGTTGTCCCCTTTCGAGTCTATATAAAATACGTAGTAGTGCATAGTTAGTCTTTTTTATAGTAAGGTGTTACAAAGCCCTCGGCGGGCAGGGGTAATCCGGGCGCCCAGGGGACGGGTTCGGCTAAGATATTACAAAGCTGATCAAGTACAAAATCCACACTTAAATTTTCTATTTCAGCGATAACCTCGTCATGCACATGTCCGACAATCGGAAAGCCGACTTTGTCCGCTCTTCGCATTCCGCGCGCTAAAATATCACGGGCGATTGCTTGTATAATGTTTTCAGATATTTTGCCGCCGTAGGTGTCAACCCAGCCCCATTTTTTAGTATCAGGATTAACGCCCATATATTTAATACTCGGGTTGCCCCATTGGTTAACTGTAAGAGAAGCGTTTCGGTATATAAGCTTACGCCCTGACGGTAGTCTAACAGTTAAGCAGTTATGCTCGTAATTAAAAATTATCCCTTTGTTAGATTCTACAGGTTGCCTAGTCTTAATTGCTCTAACAGCTGCACGTTCAAAAGTGTACCACATTTTAACAATCTCGGGACTTTCTGCTCTCCAAGTTTTAACGATAGCTTTTATCTGTGCGTCGGTCTCGGTTATGTCGTCGCCTGCCATTTGACGGTAAGCTCCGACGGATCCCCCGAACCCCAGCGCAAGCTCTGCAATTTTACCCTTGTCTCTGTAAGTCGAGCCTTTGGTAACTTTCTCGATCGGAACTTTAAATATTTTAGCTGCTGATATTTCGTAAATATTTCCTTTGCCTGCAAAAACCTCCTCTCGCCATTTCTCGCCCGCAAGCCATGCGGTAATCCTGCCCTCAATTGCGGAGTAATCGGCAATTACAAACGTATTGCCCTGCTCTGCTATTAGCGTCGTTCTGATAAGCTCAGATAGGACTTTCGATACATTCGTGAACATCATTGTAAGCCCGTCGTAGTCGTTGGCTTTCACCAGATCACGTGCAAGGTTTAACAGTTTCATTTTGTTACGGGGCAAGTTCTGTAATTGAACTGCTCTACCCGCCCAGCGTCCTGTCCTACCTGCGCCGTAAAACTGTAATAGTCCGTGCGCCCGGTCGGTCGTACATGCGTAATTAGCCATTGCGGTAAACTTCATTGTTGAGGTTTTGGACCCAAGCTGGCGAAGTTTTAAGACCTCCACCGCAGCGCCGACCTTATGCTTTTTTATTAGGGACTTTACAACGTCTTTTGCAATTGATTTTACAGGTTGTTGCAATTCATCTGAAAGCCATTTTCTAAGCTGATCACCGCTGTTAGGATTTACAAGGCCCGTAGCCTCTTTTAACTGCTCGATTATATCGGCTTTGAAGAGGTCGTCTATTATTACGGCATTAGCCGCCATTTGTACGTCGAGTTTAATGCCTCGGCCGTTTATTTTCTGGTCGAGTACATAATTTTCCTGCTCTTCGGCTGGAAACTCGAAACACTCCGTTTCATCCTGTACCGCCATTTCGGCGACAACGTCCTTACCGCAATAGTATTTGTACCTCTCCCACTTTTCGGGGTTGTGTTTCGGCAGGTTTCTACATCTAAAATTATTTGATCTAGTTGGTTTTACCAAACAAGAGAAATATCGTATTAAGGCTGCGCCCTCTGCGCTCTTCGCCTGTTCACCTAAGTCGAGTACATTCGATAAAACAGCCAGCGCCATAGGCAGGCCGCAATATGAAGCCTTAACGGCGGAACATCGCCACTGCTCTGCTGGTATGTCGTGCCCCATAGCTCTAAACGCTAAGCGCTCAAATGTTGCATTGTGGGCGTGCTTCTCGACTTTCGGATCGTGTAGCGCCTTTAAGAACTTTTCGGGATACTGTTCGCCCTGCAGTAAGTCTACAATGTGGATTTTTCCTTTTTTACCATTTATTTTAAAACAATATGCCAGTATTATGATTTCGAAGTCTGGGGACTCGGTGTACTTGTATGCCCCGCACGTTTTTATATTGACGCTCGAGAAAGTTTCGACGTCGATGTGTAGTTCTATTGACATAATATTTAGCCGTTTAATTTGTGAGAGTATTAAAAATGTCGACGCCTCGGGTATTACAGGCTTTAATTTAGCCCGAGGCTCTTACGTTGCTCCGCTTCAAGAGTGCCGACTTTTACAGAAAGTTTAGTCCTCGTATCCAGGAGGCATAAGTTTTTAAATCTCGTCAAGCTTTACAGCGCGTCGTTTAAAAGCTTTGTGAGATTACGGGACTCGAACCCGTGGAAGTTTCCAACCGCTAAAACGCTGCAATCTCTGCGCCCCCTACATTGCGACACTAGTCTCATTATCCAATACACAGGGATTTCGGGGGTCTTTGAGGGTGTGCGGGAATCGAACCCGCATCTCGCTATCTAACTCACTCGACTACCTAATCGAGATCACCCAGCCTTTTAATTATAAATCGTAATCCTCGTCGTCTTCGCTGTAGTCGTCGTCTTCCTCATCAAACTCGTAGTCGTCGCCGAAAGCTTCGTCTACGTCAACCGATCCGCCGCCTAAGCGCGGGCCGCCTGATATGAATTGAACCGCTTCAAGTCCGAACGTAATACCTTTTGACTCGTCGCCCCAATAGCGCCCGAGGCTAACGGTAAAG